GAAGGACAGACCCGCCGTGGTCGTCTCGAAATTCTCCACGCCGGCGGAAGCCAGATGAAACGCCGACTCCGCTTCCTGGATCTGCTTATTGATGGATTTAATGTTGCGCGTGAAGTTATCGCTGTTCAGCGACAGCGATACCACAAGATCGCGGAGCGTCTCGCTCATGACGGGTCACCTGCCTTGTTGATCATCTGTAAAGCAAAATCACCATTTTAAATTCTGAATCCCCGGTTTTCTCTAAAAAAATAACTTGACGCGGACGCATGATTCGATTATAATATGCATAGGATAAAGTTGTAGTGGACACTACAGTTTGGGCTGGTCGAAAGACCCGGGTCCACCTGCGGCGGGGAAGTTCCCCGCCCTTTCTTTTATCGGCCAGATCCTGCCCGTAACAGCACGAAAAGGTGTGAGCAATACGAAAGAACTCAGTATTTTTGTCGATGAATCTGGCGATTTTGGCCCTTTTGAAAAACATTCGCCGTTTTATCTCTTCACGCTTGTTCTTCACGACCAGAGAAGCAGCATACTGCCGCAGATCGAGGCTTTGGAGACTTCATTAAGTGGCAGCGGACTCAAGAGTGCGCACTGTTTCCATATAGGCCCGCTCATTCGCCGGGAAGAAGACTATTTCTACATGAGCGTTTCTGAGAGGCGCAGGCTTTTGAACAAGCTGGTTGCATTTACGCGCAGAACCGGCATTCATTACAAGACCTGTATTGTGGAAAAAAGGCAACATCCGGACGCCATGTCTCTGACCATTGCGCTTTCAAGACAACTCAGCCGTTTTCTAAGCGACAATCTTTCTTTTTTTCAGGGGTATGAACGAGTGGTTGTCTATTATGATAACGGACAGATCGAACTGAACCGCATTCTGGCTTCCGTGTTTGCCGTCATGCTGCCTCACGCCGAGTTTAAGCGCGTGCTTCCAGCGCAGTATCGACTGTTTCAGGTTGCCGATTTGCTGTGTACCATGGAGTTGATACAGCTTAAGGCAGGGCGTCATAGCCTGTCCAAATCGGAAGAGAATTTCTTCGGAAACCAGCGCGATTTGAAGAAAAACTATCTGCTACCCCTGCAAAAGCTGCGAATTGATCACAATCTCTGATTACGGGAAGATGGTTAAGGCTTCAGTTCCGTCCACACCTCGTCAATATATCGTTGGCGAGGCGCTTTCTTTTCCTGTTCCCGTTTCGCGTTCCACGCCCGTATCTTCAGGAAGCCCGGCATGTCCATGCGGTCGATCTCGTCCATGCGCCAGCCGGATTCCAGCAGGGAGTTATAGGTGGAATAGATAAACTCAGGCAGCGTCAGAACAGCGGGATCTCTTCCGACTCCGCTTCCGTCTGTGTCGTCGCCGGTTCCGTCGCCGCCTTCGTAGGGAACTCGCTGAGAATCTCCGTGGTCTGGGTCTGCACAGCCATCAGCGCCAGAGCGATATCGTGCATCAGGCGATCCACGGGATAGCCGTCCAGCACGTCGTCCGGGGTGAACTGATTTCCGAACAGCAGACAGAACCAGCGGATCATCACGTCCATCGCGTCCGGAATACTGACCTGTTCCGATTGCGGGATCTCTTCGCCCTTGACGGCGGCGTTGGACAGCGCCACAATGCGGGCGTACATCTTCGCCGCCGGTTCCATCTCGCGCAGGGCGCGGCCGGAGACGAAATCCACGGCATATTTCTTATCCTTGAGGGTGCAGGTGATCATAGCGATTGCCTCCTATGTCATCGAAAAGATTCTCCGCGCAACACACACTGCGCGGAGAACAACGGAGTAAAGCGGTCACGGGCTGGACGTGAATACCGGCTCGTACACGCTTTCCAGGAACGTCGCGCCCTTTTCAGCCGTGAAGCCATTTTCTCCTTCATCGGCCACCGCCTGATACTGATTATCATGGGTGCGGCGAATAGCCGTCCATTCCACCTCGCCGGTCTGGCGGGTGATGCTTTTGCCTTCCTTCGTGGCATAGCTCTCGGTCACGGGCTTGGCGCGCACCTTGTAAAGCCACACAAAGCGGTATTTATGGTTGGCCTTTTCGCTCTTGAAACCGACAGCGAAATAGGGAGGCTTGTCGGTGGACGAACGGATCAGCACGCCGTTGTCGTCGATCTTGTTGGCGAAAATCATCTCCTGGATGATCAGCGGAAGATCGGCAAGCTTGGTTTTGAACGACAATTCCGGGTCTGGATACAGAACGTCGCCCTCCTGATCATCAAAATATTGTACATCAGGATCGGAGTTCTGGGGCGTGATGGACGCCTCGATAGCGCCGGCGACCAGCTGAAGCGCTCCGTAGGTCAGCGTCTCCTCAGTATCCACCGTCAGCGGTGCGATGACCATGTTTTTCAGGCCCACCGTAGAGCTTACGACGGGCGAGGCAGCGGGATTTGCCATATAGATATCCTCCTTGCAGTTATTTCAGTAATTCGTCCTTCAGGATGTTCTTCATGATCTGGTATGCCTCGTCCTTGCGCACGTCGAAGGCGGGGCGCACAAAGGGATGGGCTGGCGCAGGACTGGGGCCGCCATGGCCGTGCTCGACCGGGTTGGCATAGTACGCGCCCTTTTCGGAATGCTTGACGCCGATGGTGATATACTTGCCGCCACTGCGGGACTTGCGCACGTTATGTGTTCGGATGGAACCGTGCAGCGCGCCGGTGATGATTTTCGGGTCGGACGCAGCGTTGTGCAGCATCTGTTCCTCGATGGGCTTCGCGCCTTCCTGCAGTGCCCGGTTCACGCCCTGCCCGAATTCCAGATTGGACGCCATGTTGGTCAGATCATCGCGCAGGTTGTCAAAGCCCTGCAGTTCCATTGGCATGAGAATCACCTCCCAGCGGCGCGTCCTGCCAGTAGACCCACGTCCACTGCACCGTGTAGGTGCGGGTGGCGGGGTCGTAGGCGGGCTGATTATATCCCTTGTCGCTTTCTTCCAGCATCCAGAAATCCGCGTCGTACATGGCCTGACGGATGCGGTTCGCCATTTCGGTAGGATCGATATCGCTCCAGAGGTTCAGGTAGACATACGTCCGATACCCAACGGGCCGGTCATCCTGAAAGGCCGTCTCCGTGGTGGTGCTGGAATACACGACGTACTGCACCGGCGGATTCTGATTGGGCGAGGTCGCGCGCCAGATGCCCGCAATGACGGGAATGCCGATGTTCTTTAATGCTTCCTGCACCTGTCGCATCATCCGCTCACTCCCTTCGCAATGGACGCTTTCAGACCGAGATAGGTTTTCTTGAACGAATACTCGCCCAGCGTGGAGATGATCCACTTCTCGTCCTGAAACTTCACCCACATGCCGGGCTTTACGTCCTTTCTGTATCGGATGGTGAAGTTGATCACCTGTTCGGTGTTCATCACATCGGCAGCACGATAGTGCTGGTTGCCCGCGTCCACGGCTCCGGCCCATACGCGGCAGACAACCACGTCCCTGGGTTCGGGATAGCCGTTTTCATTGATCACATTCTCGGTATACCCGATCTCCACCAGATGGTGCAGATCCCCGGGATGGGGCGTGCCCTCAAAGTTCTTATAACCGCGCATGCGCCAGCATCTCCTTCAGCAAGCACAACATATCCACATATTCCACGGGATTATCCACAATATGTTGTAATTCGTTTATTACACATGAGCCGTTCATCTTCAGAACATTCTTTCCGGATCGCGATGGGGATAGAGCAGATTCTCAAAGGCGGCGCGCATGGCCTTGAACGCCTGGGGATCCGGGTTGTCGCGGTTCTCGTAGTAGTGGGATACGAAGAGCAGACAGGCCAGCCGCGCGGGTTCCGGCGCTTCCTCTTCAAAGGAAGCGCGGCAGTAGTCCTCTGCGGCGGCCTGCGCCTGCTGGATCAGCCCCTCGATGCAGGCGTCTTCTTCGTCGTGCTGGATGCGGAGATGGGTTTTCACCTCGTCGACTGTCAGGATCATGCTCCGTGCCCGGAAGAAGCTGATTCGTCAATCATCAGCCCGGCGGCCTTCAGTGCCGAAAGCAGCGCGTTGA